CGGGGCCCTCGTGGAACAGCCATGTTCCTCGCCTCGGCTAACGCCAGGGGCGGGTCTCGTGACACTCTCATCTAGGCCTGGTTTCAGGCCTGTCCGTCAAAAGTGGAGGGAATATGCCTACCAAGTCAGAGATCGTACGGTACCCTATATATGGCGTAAGCACTTCTACCTCTGGTCAGGCAGCGCTCGACAGCGGATTTGCGCCGCCGGGTCTGTTGCGTTTCGAGACGTTCCCGAACCAGTTTTCTGGTTCGGATAATCGCTCTTGGAAAGCTCAGATCCGGGCGGGCGTGAATGCCACTACGAACGCTTCTGGTCAGAAAGGAGTGTTTAATTCGTCATTGGGTCCCCAATATTATCTCTTTGGCTATGCAAACACAAACCCTCTTCCGGCTTTTGCCCGGAGATACTCCCTTTGCTTTGTTCCATCGGGTATGGAGCTTATTGCTCCAGACGTTGGCCTAAGCGGAGAGGCAAACACTAGGAACCAAGCTAGGACAAAGTTCGCGAAGCGCGTAGAGAAGACGCTTACCCAGTTCTCTGGAGGCGTCTTTCTCGCAGAACTTCGTGAAGCTTTGATGATGATAGCAAAGCCTGGTCGGGCTCTACGGAGTAGAGTCGGCAGTTACCTTAATGAGGTCCTAAGAAAGGGCCCCAAAATGAGGCGGCAGCCGATGTCGAAACGTGAGTCCTGGATCAGCGATACGTGGTTGGAGTACTCCTTTGGGTGGGCTCCGCTACTTAACGACTTAGACGATGCGCGGACCTATCTGAGCCGGAGAATGAATGTGCTCTTGCAAGAGCTCGTTCACGTCTCCGGGGCTGCTGAGTCCCCTCTCATTTTGACAAGTGAGAGCCTCCGCAGCCAAACCTCAGGGTTCGCGCAAGTCAGGTGCTATGTACGTGTAAGGCACAAGTTTAGCTGTGTCTTAAGCGGTGCTGTGAGTTCCCGAGCCTACGGGCCCGGACTTATAAGCGCTTCTGCTATGGGGTTGTCACCTCGTAGTTTCGTACCGACTTTATGGGAGGTTATCCCGTGGAGTTTTGCTATTGATTACTTCACGAATATCGGTGATGTAATCACAGGTTGGTCAAATCAGCACGCACAACTGGCGTGGGGTCGTGAGACCCTCCGCGCGCAGCGTGCTACGGACTTAACCGATCAGAGGGCCATTAACACTGGTCTGACGAAGGTTGAGAACGCCATCTTTATCCCTAGCTCTATCGCCTCTACATCCACCCGCTTTACGAGAACGCGGATCGATAACCCACCCGTGCCGGGTATATCTTTCGAGATACCCGGTTTCGGGACTAAATGGGTTAACATTTCCGCGCTTATCGCTAGCAGGCTTCGTATAGGCAATCTTGGTCTAGGACGTTGATACCGTTCTGGATCCCTTTGGCATTACAGTGGAGCTATTCCATGACGATGACTCTTACAACCCCCGTTACGGGGGCGGCGCAAGCCAACCTGACGTCGCCAACTTATTCGTTGGTGACGGGTACGGCTCCTGATCAAAACGGGAGATCGTACGCTGTGTCCGCCCTCGGTGGGACACAGACCGGCGTGGACGTTAACTCGGCCTCACGGCCGTTTACGATTACTGCGTGGTGGCCAAAGGTCCTTCGGGGCCTTCAGTACATCACCAACAGTGGTCGGAACGTCCAAGTACCGAAGAACGTGTACAAGTGGGTCACCCGCAAAGGTGTCTCCGTACACGCCGACCTACCGGCCGAGCTCTTAGTCATCACGACTGAGGTTTCGGTTCCGGCTGGAGCGGATACGCTGGATGCAGCGAATATCCGCGCAGCTATGTCAGCTCATCTGGGGGCCGTGGCGCAGAACTCGCAAGAGTTCGGCAATACCGCGGTCTCCGGCACTCCGTGAATACGGAGCCTCACTCGTCGTGCTGCGAAGCATGGCGAGAATGTTGCGGCGACGAACGTTGCGTTCTGTCGGGTGACTCTTGTCACTCTGGGACGTGCGTCCGCTTCCGCGACGAGGTGAGCCAGCATAAAGTCGCCTCTTCTCTGCCCCCAAGCCTACCAGGTAAGGTGGTGGAGGTTCTGCGATTGGCTGCAGGCTTTGCCTTACGGCATCTTGTGGTCCGGTGGCTTAATCGTCACTAGATCCCAAGTGGTTCTTCAGTACTGTCGGAGAAGGTTATCATGAGCGACAGCTCAGAAGCTCTTTTTCGTGCTCTATTAGACGATCTGTCAGACCATCTACCTGCATATATCATCGACGTAATAAAATGCGGCGGTGTTGTAGAAAGGTGGCCTGGGATGACACCCAAGCAAGCCGCTTGCCTGGGACTGGCGCGATCCTTCTTGAAGAAATTCAAGGACACGGTCGATGTCAGATCCACGGATAAGGTGGCGCTTGAAAAGTTCGAGCGTGTCAACCAACGCGCAAAGGACTGGTGTCTCGGTGAGACCTCCAGCTGGGACGATGTGCTTTTGGGCGAGTTTAAACAACTCGTCTACGAGTTCTGGAGTCCTGAAGGCTTTCCTCTGATCTCGTCGGGAGACGAGATCTGGGCTCGTGGAGACACGGGCCCTGGGGTAGCTATAGGGGCTGATCATGAGGACTTCTATCATAAGATGTTCTCAAGTGAGCTCAGCTGCGTACACACAGGCGTTTACCGGTCATACCGGAGTTATATCGCCAACCACCCCGAGTGGGCTAACGCGGAGATAATCCGCTTGCTAAATAGGGGTGAACCGCATATAGCTGTAGGGAATCGCCTTTCTTTTGTACCTAAGGATAGGAACACCTCCCGAACCATCTGTGTCGAACCCGTACTGAACATGTATGGGCAACTTGGCATGGGTAATGTTCTTAGGGATAGGTTGAAGTCGTTCTTCGGAATTGACCTCTCAGCCCAGCCCGACAGGAATAGGGAGCTTGCTAGGCTCGGATCGCTGTGGGGGACGGAGGCAACTCTGGACCTTGAAAGCGCATCTGACTCTATTTCTCTGAGGATGCTAGAGTGGGCATTGCCACGCGATTTCTTCTCGTGGTTAGTGTTTCTTCGAAGTCCAAAAGCGAAACTGCCTGACGGCAGGCTCGTGGATTTAGGCATGGTTTCAACGATGGGGAATGGTTTTACCTTCCCTCTTCAGACTATGCTTTTCTCCTGTGTTGTAGAAGCGTCCTTCCGTGCACGTGGATACAGCCCGAGAGATCGGGATATGTGCTACGTGAGGCCGCGGAAGACTTCACATGTGGAGACGTGGGGAGTGTTTGGGGACGATATTATCGTCCCTACTAACTTCCACTACCTACGCGGTCGCAAGGCCGCCTGGTTTGAGGAGTCGATAGTTCGGGATGTTACCCGATTGCTCGGCTTACTCGGCTTCACTGTGAATGCTTCGAAGTCGTTCGTTGATCCGAACGATCCTTTCCGCGAGTCTTGTGGCGGGGACTTCTTCCAAGGGGTCCCCGTCCGTGGCGTCTACATCAAGTCGCTACGTAGCATGCAAGACAAGTTCGTTGCCATTAACGTTCTGAACGCATGGTCGGCCGACCAGGGTATCCCCCTGAGGTCGACCGTGCAACATCTTCTCCGGCAGGTCCGGGTAATCCCCGTACCTCCATGGGAGCAAGATGATTCAGGCGTTCAGTTTCCGTGGTCAATGGTTCGGAAGATGCCGCATGCGCGTGGGCTTCACGGCTCACTCGTATATCGCCGGTTTGTACCGGCGCGGCAGACTATGACCATTCAAGACTGTGGGAACTGCGAGGGGGCTGTCAGCCCATTAGGGTCTTATAACCTTAGTGGTCTCCTGATTGCTTTCTTGAAGGGCACGATTAGGTCCGGTAGGATCACGAGGCGTGCGAACGCTCACGTACCCTATCGAAAGGACCTTGGTGTTGCCCCGTCCTGGGGCGCTCCATGGCGA